CAGTGGTCAGGTTGGTTACGTTAGACTCAACATGACTATGTCCAACATCTGATTTACCAGCAATAGCCTCAACCAACTCAGTATCAGTAGTCATTTCAGAAGGTATGGCAGAAGTATCTTGCCATTCTGAGCCAACTAATCTCCGCAAGACCCCTGATACTGAGTTATAAAAGACTTTCTCCGAGCCAGCACCTACCGAAATCCACCCATCTCTGGGGCTTGGTTCATTATCCATATTGTTACCCCCCTTGGGGAGAGGCAAGCTATTAGCTCGCCCCTCCCTATTTCCAGTTACGGGGTTATCTGAAGCATGAAGAATGGGGCACTCTGCCCACCTGCATAGGCATTGGTGAAGACAAACCCAGCGTGCTGAGCTTGGATAGAGTTATAGCCCGTAGCGGCAACCTCGTCAATAGCCCCATTATAGCGGAAGCAGAGATTGCGGTCGCTATTGCCAGCCCCCGCACCAGCAGCACTTGCAGCCCAGCAAGGCCCCCATGTCTGAAGCCAGAACCATGTCCCCGTAGTTGCCCGGACTGTTGGGATACCTACTACTGACCGGAGTTCGCTGACAGCCGTTACCACATTGAGATATGGACTGGCCATAGCCTCAGCCACAGCAGAATCAGCAGTCAGGGCTTCTGGAATTGGCATATCAAGGTCAAGAGTGATTTCCCTGGTAGAACCCGCTATCGTAGCTGAGTTCCCCATAATCATTCTGACAGCTGCATGATTAGCGGCTGGGAAGATAAATACCCAACCACCCATTAGTTCATCCTTTGCTATGACACCATCATGTGCTGCACCATCGGTAGATGCTCGGTCAAGCACGATAGATGTATCATACTGCGCAGCATCCACGCCAACGTAACACTGAGCGATGTGCTGATGGCTTCCCACCTGAGAGCCAACGTCGGGTATCTGCGTGCCGGATGATTTAGCATATACGAAAGTTCGCCCACCAACACGGTAGAAGGTGCCCAGGTCGTATATCTGAGTAGTGTCAAACTTCCATATTTCGGGTATCGCCGTAGTGAGCATTTTGGCATAAGGAGGGAACTGTAGCCATCCCCCATTATCCAGGTCAACACCCAGACGGCTTTTTGTTCCTACAAACTGTACTGTCATTTTTTAACCTCCATGTTCCTTATTTAGATTCAGGTTTAGGTATCAGGATTGATGTTGATGAGCGTGGCAAGACTATACTTCTTCTTGCACATGAACGAGATGAGCCAGATAAACCTGTTCGTGATTACATCCTTATTGGCGTTGAACTCGTCTCTCTCATGCCTCATGCCGCCGACCTGTAGTCCGCAGGTATCCTCCGTGCTCGCCTTAAGAGCAAAGATGATGGTGTTGTCGTAGCCCGATGGCCGGGTCGTGGGATAAAGGTCGGGATTGTATGAGGCGATGGTGAGCACCGAGCTTGCCCCATCCTGGATATTATCAGGTATGAAGTCGCAGATGAAGATGGGGATGCCGGCATAGCTCGGAACTTCAAGCCCAAAGTCTTTCAGGTCAATCATGATGACCCCGCCACCGCTTGCTCTCTGCAAGGCGGATAGCTTCTCATGTGCCAGCCGGGACATCAGAATCATATCGGGTTTCCCCGGTCTGATAGAGTTGACGAGCCTGTCCATAGCCTTCATGGTCAGGGCGCCAGAAGCACCATCTGAGCCGAAAGTGCCATCAACAACCTGAGAGTTATGGAGACCATCAAGGTCTGTAGTCGTGGATGATTCCATTTCTGCCGTCATTCTGGCTATACCTTTTGGCTGAGTGGTAGTCCCCAGTGTGGTTGTCTGGCCCAGAATGAAGACTGTCTCTACTCCATAGGCCATTGCCTTCGCCTTTGCGGTGATGTCAATAGCTTCCACGTTCTGCGTAGGATTCGTGGAGATTTTTGACTTGCTGGTATAGGCATCGCCGCCAGCCTTAAAGATGTCCGTGGTTCTCTGTTCAAAAGTGCCGGTGTTTTCCGGGATATTATCGCTTGCCCCCAGCCAGGAGATGGTCGGCATAGTGAGTTCTACATCGTATTTCACTATGTCGTTGTTGATGTCCAAGAAAGGGAGTCTCTGGATTATGGGGCTTTCCTTAGCGATGGTATCCCAGACGCCCGGCAAAACAAGGTCGGATTTCAGATAATCATATTGCGTTGTAGTTAGCATTGTTTAACCTCCAGTGTTTATTTACAATGAGTTTACTGAATTATTTTTTCGGTGGGTGTTTCAACCCATACTCAATTTTTTCTCCAGGTTTTAATTTATCGTAATCTATACCATCACCACTTGTCGCACCAGAATCAGGCGCACCAGAAAGCATACTGGTCTTTTCGGCAGACGCCTTTTTTGTCCAGATAGTAGCAGCAATCTCAGCTATGTCCTCTTTGCTTGTAGTCTTTGCCTTGATTGCCAGAGCCTTGAGCTTCGTAGCATCTCCGCCTTCATACTCTGAGGCAATATCCCACGCATCCGTTTCCAGTATGGTATCCTTTGCCATCTTGATTTCCTCCGCATGGGTTAGTTTGTCTGCCTCCAGTTCCAACTTCGCAGCCTTTAGTGTCCTCGCCGTTTCGCTATTTTCCTTAAGCAGAGCTACGAGCTTTTTCTTCTCAGGGTCGTTCCCTGATAACTGCTCAATGGCCTGCTCAAGTTCCCCACTGGATTCCTTGAGAGATGCAAGTTCGGTATTGATGCCCTCAACCTGGGTCTTAAAGGTATCTCGCTCTTTCGTGATAGCATCTAATGCCGTCTTGTGCTCCCTGCCTTTTACAGCGAGGGCGTCGCTGACCATCTTCTGTGCCTCAATCTCGGTGTAAGTTCGTGGCGTTCCCGTTGGAGTACTCCCAGTTCCACCAGCAGAGGGCTGCCCAGTTGCCTGAGGAGTGCCCTGTCTAGCTTCTTCGGTTTTGTCCATGTTTAGTATAAACCTCCTATTTATATTTATTTCTTAACTCTTCAAGTAGTTTGACTGTCGCCGCTATACTCTCGGCGGTTCTCTGAACACGGCTTGTTGTCGGCCCTGTCTGTGTTACCAGTCTTGTTACGTAGCCCATTGTAAAGAGCCATGAATCAAGGTCGGGATTGCCCCGCCGGTAAGCCTCTTTTGCCTTAGTCCCAGATATGAGTTTATATACCTCATAAGCCGACTCTACCATTTCAGAGGGCACCATGTCAAAATCTATAATATCCTTCAAGCCCTTTGTGATAACCAGATTATCGTAGAATACTCTATGGTCATTAAGGAAGCGGGCATCAGCCCAGCCAGTCCCCCAGTCGGTCGTGTAGTAGGTAACGTAATCATCAATAACCCCTTCAGGGAAGAACTCCCCATAAGCCTTCCTGCGATAATAGGCTTTGTGGAAGTCGGGGTTAGCCTCAAAGTAAGAGGCTCTTGCGGCACTCCCCGATATTTTATCATACTGAGTGAACTGGTCTTTATATTCCTCATAAATCATATCATAAGGCGCAAGCGGTATTTTGTCAGGCAGGCTACCTAATACCTTGCCACCCTTTGCGAGTCTTGCATCCTTAAAGGCCTGCTCAAACTCAGGGTGCTCCTGCCTGTATCTATCTTGCCATGAGCCATACGTGGGAAGCTGATAATACTCAACATAGTTCGGGACATACTCTTCAGGCAGGTCAATGCCATAAGCCTCTCTCTGCAAGATAGCTGTCCAGTATTCTTTGCTACCACCCTTTTTGTATTGCTCTCGCTCCGCATCAGCTAACTGCCCTCGTCTTGTTTGAGCGTCTTCATAAAGCCACCTGTCAGAGTCAATGCCGGATGGCGCTGTGGTTCTGGCCATTATCTGGTCGTCAGGTATCTTAGCCCACCGTTCTCCGATGCCGTTATACCAAGCGTCCTCTTTCTCATACTTGACGTCAATATCAATAATCCTGATATCCCAGTCTTCCCAGTTCTCATAGACAGGATTGTCTTTTGTTGATGCCCAGGTAAGCAAGGCTCTATTCTCAGGCTGAAGCATGAACTGCTTGACCTGCGGGCTGAGTGAACTGGTTTTGTCAATTATCTGTCCTACTTTAACCCATTTATCCTGAGCATCATAATTGCTCAGCCCTTGCTCTATGGCTTCAATCTTTCTGTCAACATCCCTATAGGTGAGGTCGCCTATCTTGGTGGCTTTCAGAGCATCATTCGCCCACTCAAATGCAGTCTTGCCATTCGGGTCTCGCACACCATTTTCATCTACTTTTATTTTGTCATCCAGCCCTTGAATGCGGATATACTCAGGGTCGGTATCTTTATGGAGCTTGTCGTAAATGCCCGCATATATTGGTTCTACCTTGAGTTTCAGGGCATCTATCGGCGTCGTTACATCATCCAGTCCCAGCCAAGCATTAAGGGCGGGATTCTCAGCCCGGATAAGCATTGCCTCAGAGCTACCACCACCGAACTTATCTACCGCATCGTTATATGAAAATGAGGCTTTGGCTACTTCTTTCGGAGGTAAGAGATTCGCCAAAGCATCGGCAGGGATATTGAGTTCTTTCACAAGTTCAACTGCCTTGTTATAGGCTTCAATGGTCAAGAGCTTCGTATCGCCGCTACTCCATAAAGATAACAGGGCATTGCCTTCTGGATTAGCTTTTAGCCATTCAGTATGAGGATTGAGTAATAGTTCAGGATGCAGTTTGAGGAATGCCGCCTGTTCAGACTTAGTTAAAGATTGATATGAAACAAGTAAATTCTTCTGCTCGTTGGTTATGTTCCCAAGTTCGGAATTGCCGTATGTTTTATCAAACTCTATCAGGTCAGGCAGATTGTCAATTCTGAGTCTTGCCTGCCATTGGGCATAATACTGCTCTATTGTAAAACCCTCGTCCATCTCAGCGATTTTATAGAGAGGCATATTGGGTAGAATATCGGATTTAGAGCGGCTGAGTTCCTTCTGCGCCCATGAAATAGCCAGGGCAGAATGCCCACCCTCTTTGGTAATATCGGAAGGCAGAGTCTTACTATAAATATCCCCAAAATCAGAATTTAGTTTTAACATCCCATAAAAAACAGGCTTCTTGCTGCCGAGGTCTTCGGTAGTGACCGGCTTAGTATTATCTTCTATCACAGTGCCGAGCAGCTTTTCTTTTACCTGAGTCTTCCCTGGCAGGTCAGCCGTTGGCTCTGTGAGTGCCCACTTACTGAATACCAGAGACCTCAAATCGCCAGACCTCAAGCCTTTTTCTACCTGTATTAAGTAGGGCGTTGGGATGCCAGCCAACTGTCCGCCTATCTTTGCCATGTACTCAACAAGAGCGATAACATCATCCATAGAAACACCAGTATATGGGTTCGTATAGTCAACCCATATTTTCCAGCCCTTCTGGATAGTTCTCTGTACATCGTCAAAAGTTGAAAGAATAGGAGATGGGTTATATTCAAAGTTTTCCTTGGCAATCCAGTCGCTCAGGGATTGAATCATCGGCCCGATAATGAGCAAGTCGTTCATCGGTGCGAGTAAAATATCCTTCCATGTCTTCTCTTTTTTATACTGGAAGGCAGATGAGATTAGTTCATACATTGCAGGGAGTATTACCCAGGCGATAATGATGTTCTTGGCTGCCGTTACCCTTGAGCCTCTGCCATACTGGAAGTTCCTCATGTTATTGGCAATGATTTCAAAATACTTGGCAGGCTGAGCCTGGTACATGGTTAAGAGTTTCATCCATGAACCGCCACGCTGAATTGAAGACAGGGTATCAAGTGAAGAGGTATTTTGTGTTCTGTCACAAGAGGCATTGGCTTCTGCCTGAGCTTGTTCATTAGTGAGACCTGCCTTTATGCCCTGCCGATACTTTGCCCACCATCCTTGCAAGACGCCAAACTTATCACCCACCTCCATAAGGGAGAAGATGATTTTAGTGTACGTCTGTTTCAACTCGCCCTGCTTGAGAACCTTATCTAGCCCTCGTTGTTTAACAAACTGAATATCTCGGTCAAAGCCCGCCTGGTATCTTTGCTTGATATAGTCCGAGTTCTCCATCATCCACTTATAGTTAGCGATGGGATCTGACCAGAAATCCGCCGTGCCCGTAATAAAGTCGCCCATCGGCATTTCAGTCATATAGCCCAGGACTGTAGGTAATTGTTGCAAGAACATCACTGGCTTCAGACCAATAACTGCTAAGGTAAAACTCCGTCTTAGATAATCCAACACCCTGTTCACTTTAACGCCATAGCGAGGATTGGCAAACTGGTTAATGGCAAGGTCAATCTCGTCAAGCATCTGTTCCCCGTGATATTGAAGGATAGCCTGTCTGACCTCTGTATTCCCGAAGATACCTCTTAACTCGTGCATCGGGTCAGTCCATGCCTTAAAGTGCTCCATCTGAGTAATATGATGAATCAGGGTATCGTTGGCATCGGTGAACTTTAATGTCCGGGTATTCTCCACCCGGCTTTTAATTGAGCCGTTCTTTACTGAGGCATAGCTCATCATATCCTGATAGGTAAGCAGGTGCTCCTGAATATCCACCGTGAAATCCCTGTTGATAGGTGAGTAGAAGGGATTATAAGGCAGGTGAACGCCGAACTCCTTAGAAAAGACGGCATCAATAGAGGCGTAGTAATCACGATAAAATTGTAACTGCCAGTCGCCCCAGGCTTTCATTTCAGGAGTCATGGCATCCAGAAAGCCTTGCATCATCTGAGGCGTCCACTTCATACCAGTTACGAAGGTATCGGTTAACGTGGGGTCAAGCATCTCCATGTACTTCTTGACCATCTGTAGACCTGTCATCTCAAGGTTGACGGAAACCCCATCGGTGTTGCGGAATGTGCCAATCTTTACCATGTCATTATGCAGGCTTTTAAGAAGGTTGTTGACCTCGCTATTCTTTGAAACCTTGAAGGTCTCTTTGAATCCGTCTATCACCTTTTGTATTTGAGCGGCTGCACTGGTTTTCTCTGCCAGCATGACACGCCTGACCATGTTCTCTGACTGATAAAGATTGCTTTGGAATGGCTCACCCTTAACAAACTTGCTCAACTTCTCAAGAAGGGAGCCAAAGGATAAGACCTTATTGATACCGAGTCTATCCGTGAGCCAGCCCTTATATGTAGTGGCTTCTGAAGGCAAGGACTCGGCCCCGGGCTTTATCCCTTGCCCGCCAGTGATTTCAGCAATATCAGTAGTTCTTAGAGCATCAAGCCATGCCTTTGTCTTCTCTCTCGCATCCCAGCGAGCAAGTCGTCCCGTCTCTATAATATGTTTAATATCCGATAAGACTACGGCGAGTTCATCGGCACTCATGCCGTCAATGCCTCTAAGATAGAGCAACTCGTTTTCAGTTCCTACTTCAAGAGCATCCCTGGTGCCGTTGATTGCTGCCTCTACGTTCTTCTCTATTTGAGCTTGGACTTGTGCCCTATTATCGTGGAGATGAGCCTTTATCTGGTCTATCTGCTCTTGCGTTTCCGCTGTGAGTCTGCCAGTAGGCACCCCCCTAACACGCTTGACACCAACACTCTCAAGGGTTTTTTCTATACGGGTCATGCCCTTAACTTCTTTTTCGTAAACCTGTTCGGCTTCTGTGAGAAGACCTTGTATCTCAACGGCAAATTGACGGCGTGCATAAGCATCTACAGCTAGGTCTAGTTTGGCAATAGCGGCCTGAAGAGATGCCTCGTCCTTAACTGCTTTGAAGACAGCTAATAGTGGGCCCCGCTCAGAAACAGGAAGACTATCACGAATCATCCGGTAGAACTCTTTTTGCGCCTGTAATATATCTCGTGCTTTGACGAACTGCGTCAGAATACGGGTCATTTCTTGCTTATGAATGGTGAGATAATTTGATGGCTCACCTTCAGGAGTAATAACTTCTTGAATAGTTGGCGGAGTAATGATAGTCGGAGGTGTTGGTAACTTCTCTCCCGCTTCCAGCCAGATAAAGGTCTTGCCAGTATTCGCATCAACCTGAGTAGTTTGTCCTGCCTTAGCCTTTACACCTTGCGGTAGCTCTTCCCACCTGCCCTTATTAACTGATGGTGTAACCGCTTCAACAGGCTGTCTTGCCTCACCTGGAGCTACTGGGGCTACTTCTGCTGTAGGTTGTAGTTCCTTCTGCACACCCGCTTCAGGTTTACCCTGAACTTGCTGAATGGGCGTTCCCGCTACCTGTTGAGGCATGACCCGTTCGGCAGGCTGAGGGCGAGCGGCTTGCTCAGGGCTAACCCCTTTCTGTAAATCAGGATAGTCAGCTAAGACTTCGGCAGGAACTGGCTTACCTTCAGAAAGAGCTTCTTTAACAAAATCATGATGGAATTGGTTGCCAATAAATCTAGCGTCACCACTATTATGGGGTGTCTTTGAGAACTCCGTAAAGGTCATCTGCCAGGGTTCTTTAGGTGCTGACACTTGTCCTTCAGGTGGCGTTACTGTCTGCATTGCGGTCATGAGTGGCGCTTCCAGAACTGCCTTTAATCCCTCTTTTATCTGAGGCATTATCTTGCTCAGCCACGCCTTGCCCTCATCTGTATGCAGAATCTTGTCTAACGCTGTCTCTTGGGCTATGGTTTCGGGCAATCCCTGAGCGGTTAAGCGAGTTATCTCTGCCTGTCTCTGGTTCTCAAGGGAAGTTGTCAGGTAAGCCACCGGATTGGCTTCTATCGCTGTTGACACGTTGCCGATAGCGTCCCCAGCAATACCGCTAAAGGCAGCCAAGGCAAAGACTTCTATTTCGTCTTTATTCAGATTGACACCCTTACCCTCTGCCAGATTGACGAATATATCCTCAAAGACTTCTTCGCTACCCTCTGAGAAGCCGCTAAAGGCATAGCCTCCAACGCCAGTTAAGGCAAACTTCAGGTATTTATTATCCAAGACTACTTTCGGAATAGGCACAAAAGCTATTCCGAACTCTATTGAGTTGGTCAGAGTGAGCAAGCCCACATCCTGAATAAAGACTGTATTTGATTTCTTTCTTGCCTCATTCTCTGCCATTCCAGTAGCCAAAAGGTCATCATAAGTCCGCCCGGCTTCTGTCAGACTTTCACCAATAGCTGATAAAGAACCGCCACCTAGAGCGGTAAGAATAGCCGTGCCTACCGCACCAAGTCCCAGCCCGCCAGCGGCTACGCCACCAATAGCTCCGCCAGCAATGGATAGAGGCATCAGCCCGACCATGTAAGGTATCATCCTGGGAGTCTCAGCAAGAAAGAAGTTATAGAGTTTAGAGTTGAACTCATCGCTTAGAAGTGGAGCAGTCCAGAAGTCGCCCTTTCCCTTAAATTCAAGGTCTGGTGCAAATTTCTCTAAAGTCTGAGATTGAAGCGTTGCCTCTTGCCCAATCCCTTTATAACCTAAATACCTCGCCGCACTACCAATACTGCCGATAAACTGACCTTGCCCAGTGACAAGAGACTGGGCCACTGTCTTGACGGGGCCCGCAGGCGCACCCGCCACCAGCTCCGTAACCTGCTTTGGCGGAGTGAATAAGCCCATGATGCCACTGGTAATAGCTGCTTCTTCACCATACTGCTTAACGAACTCAGCCCGTGCCTCGTTGTTAAGGCGGTCTCTTTTATCTATGAACGCTTGCTGCTGAGAGAGCGGCATGTCAATCAGGTTAGTGGTTGCCAGCTCAGGGTCTTTCTTTTTAATATAATCATCAATGTAATCTGTAATAGTGGCGGTTCTTCCTTGTTGTCTCAGTATTCTGGCGGACTCTGACTCAAAGGGCGGTAAGAGCATATCAAGCTCAAGGTCTGTTATCTCAGGGAATATCTGCTTGACAAGGTTCTCAGTCTCTGGGCTTCTGCCCGCCCTAAGCAACTCATCGGCAAAGGCATCGGGATTATCACGGGCAAATAGCTTAATACTCTCTATGTCCTGTTGTGGCGGGGCAACCATGGTTTCTATGGCAGCATTAAAGCCGGCTGCAAGCGCATTAGGAATTGTTTGCTGTGGCGGATGATAGGTTGTAAGTTCCGCTTCGCTAACTTCTTCAAACTGCCCAGTCTCTTTGTTAATCCTCATGTACCTGTTGGGATTGACAAACGGAGTCCGTCTCGCTATCTCAGCGTCAAGTTCAGTTTGAGTATAACGCTTGCCACTAGGAGAGATATATACAGTAGCCCAACCTGCGGGCCCGCCGGGTGTGGTAGCCTGGGCTACCTTCTCATGTGTAATCTTCCATTTATCAGGCGTGATATATGTAACGTTATATTGCCCCGTCTCTTTGTTGGGCACGAGTTTAACGAACCAGTCCTCGCCAGGCAAGTCAACGCCATATAATTCTTTTGCCTCAAGCGCCGTGAGAACTTGAATGCCGAGAGAAGGTTCAGCCACTGCTAAGGCAGTCCGTGCAGGTCTTGGCCGCGCCTGAATAGACTCAAGGGCTTCAGTCGTTTCCTTGATAGATGTTGATATATTAAATAGGGATGGCACGTTATTTAGTTACTCCCTGACCTGGTGTCTGCTTTGCCTTTACTGCATTCAGGAGCTTTGCCAGTGCTTCCTGTCCTTGGGCTGAAGTCCCTGCCTGAAGTCCTGATACCGATGGTGCCCTCGGACTGAAGCCTCGGTCTGAAGCCGTAGGCTTCATAGCCTCAAGTATTGCTTTGTTAATATCGTCATGTCCCCATTTTATCTTAGCCACTCGTGATGAACCTCCTCGTGATGAACCATTTATACTGAACCTCCTGAAGTATTTGGCACTCCTTGAGTTCGTTGCTGTCCTCCGCCGCCTGCCTTCTCCATAAGAAGCGGCACAAGATTACCTTCAGACTGAGCCGTGCCGAAGCCTTCCGTCTTCGGTCGCGGCGTAGTTGTTGCCTGTCCTGAAGGTGCTTGAAGGGCCTGTCCTGAAGGTGCTTGAAGGGCCTGTCTTTGCCTTAACATCTGCACTGCCTGGTCAGTTACCAGTTGACTTTCAATTAGTTTCTCATTCCCTGAATCGCCTGACATTTGCTCCGCCTCATCTACCAGGGCATGAGCCAGCCTATAGAGCATGATAACAGGGTCGGCCTGCGCCGCCCTCTGTGAATTCAACCTTGACACGGCGCCTGCCGGGTCTTCAGTTTCCAAAATGTTTTTATGAACATCTAACTCTGAATAGAACTCTCTGGCTACCTGAGCCTCAGCCAGATTAACCGTCTCCTGCTCCTTGTTCTTTGCCATAAACTTATATCCAAGTGAGTAATCGCCAATCGTATCAGGGTCAAGTTGCGTCGGGTTAAAGTTTCTTTTCTTCCCTGCTTTCCCCATGTTGGTCTCTTCCCCCGCCTTAACATACTGGTCAATCATCATTCGTCCCAGTCCCTGATAGAAAAGAGCAATGGCCTGTAATCTAGGTATGAGCGTTCTGTCTCTCAGCCCCGTCACGTTGGAAATGGCAATGTTAGACATCGGGAAGGTCAAGTTGCCATAGTCCACGTTACTCATGGTGCATTGTTGGATAATACTGGAAAGCTCGGCATCCACCTGCAAAGAGGCACGCTTAACATCAAAGCCTTCTATTGGGCTATACCGTTCTCCTCGCAAAACTTCAATCACAGAAGCTGGCGCATTAGGGTATTCAGGTCTTGGAGAGGTTTTATCTATCTCCGCAACCTCTTTCTGCTGTGGCGGTAGCACGCTCATGAGGTTTAGCGTCTGCTGAATAGAAGCGCTGCGGTTCTTTTCGTTAAGTATATCCCTGACCAGGAAGAAGATGCTCTCCCCTTGATATTTCTGATACCCTTCATCCATGAGCATGAAGCCTGACGCTGCCGTCTGAACTACAAAAGGCGGATAGCCCAGAGGATTAGGCTTTGTCTGCTGCAAGTTATCGGCGATGTAAACCTCATTGACTTTTCTGTCCCAGTAATCCCGCACCTTCTCGCTTCTCCCTGCGATGGTGATGCCGTACTCCTGTTGAATGGCTGCCTTGCTGCGAGTATAGAGCGGGGCTACCCAGTCCAAGCCCTGTCTATCAAGGTCATAGGAGCAATACCGCATATCTACAGGCAGAAGGTCGGGAATCCATGCCTCTGTCTCTTTGTCGTACCAGTAAACATAGCGTGCGCCGATAGCTCCCCGGATGCAGATATGAGTTGATAGCCATGAGAGAAGACTCCCCCTCATTCTCTGGCTTAATCCCTCATCGGCTTCCAGCAAGACAGCATCCAGAAACGCCTCAACATAATGCTTCTGCTTCTCGGTTAAGGTATCACTTTCAACGACTGTCTGCATCATAGCTGCCGAGATAATGGAGGTTACTGTATTGGCATACATGGCAGCTATAGGCAAGGTTACACTCTGAAGATTGGGCAAAGCGTGCCCCTGTGAGTCCTTAACCTCAAAGACGAAGGGCTTTTTGTTGGCCAGGTCTCGGTCGGTGTCCATCCTGGCATAAAGGTCTCCCAGGTCGCCCTCTTTATCCTTTATCTTTTGCAGATTATTAGTATCAGCCATGTTTTACCTCTTATTACGGCAGGAGGTTGCCGTATTTTCACTCGTGGCATCGCTTCTTCGCCAGTCATTAACCCCGATTTTTGATTGCCTGCTTGCCGCATCAGCCATGTCTTTACCTGTAGTGAGCAAAGCCGAACTACTTGTAGTGAGCAAAGCCGAACTACCTCACTGAATAATAAGTTGCCCTCGTCCTGAGCTGATGCCCTAAGATTACTGGCTTGAAATCATCATCGCTCAAAATATATCTCAGGGCAGCCGTCAGATGAAAGGTTGCCTCATTGTTTATTTCATCTGTGGGCTTATTATCCCTGTCCAGTTTCCACATGCAGTTAGAGATTTCACTCAAAAGCCTTAGTAAATCACCAAAGACATAAAACTGGTTGTTCTCCTCAACCGAAATAAGCCTGTCAATCTGACTGTTCTTCTTCTCTAATGCCGGTGCTTGAATATCCCAATGACCGGCCCTGTAAAGTTGCCTTATCTCATCCTCGGTGGTGAAGTTCCCGCCCCTGCTTCGTATCACACTATAGCCTTTGGCAATCTCCTTGAACCTGTCAATGTGCTGCATGGCAGAGAAGCCCGCCCCCGGCTCATATTCTCTGAAGGCTACCAGGTCATTCTGCCGCATGTACGCAGGTGCGCCTAGTGGAATCGGTAGTTTAACTCTTGCCAGAAAGATAGCGGCAGGATTAGCAGACCCGAAGTCGTGCCCTGAGAATATATCCCAGTTAAGAGGGATAGTAAAGCGTTTAATCTTGCAGAGAGTCTCATTAAATCTAGAATGCACCAGCCATAACGTCTCAATCTCATCATCCTCTGCCATGATTTCACGGCGATAGGACTCCAGACTCATATCCTGAGCTACTAGCGCCAGAGCATCTTGACTGATAAAGGGGTTATCATGTGAGGTAAAGTGGATTGTCTCCCACAGTCCGGTGGTATCCGTCTGCGCTTTTTGAAAGAGTTTAGAGGCATGCCGTGGGTCTCTTGCCTTACTTATCCCCTGAGAAGCCAGTGATGGCGGTGTAAACACCAACACCGCATCGCCATTGTGGTCTGCTAGCATGGGCGCCCCAACCTCATCCCAGGCATCCTCAGACATTAACTGAAATTCATCTAAGAGAAGAAGGTCGGCGTAGTCACCACGTAAAGTATCTGCGTTCCATGCTGTCTTTGCCTTAATGCGGTTCTCAGTGCCGACCTTCTCAATAAACCTCTCCGACTCATTGAGTTTATAAAAGCCCGCCTGGATGGTTTCGGCCAGTGCCCTCTTGACCTCATACCAGAACTTATCAGTCTGTTCGCTGGTAGGGGCCGCATAAAGCACTCTTCTGCCATCCAGGAAGGCCCTGACGCCCCTTGTGGCAAGCCCGACAGTTTTACCACCACGCCTGCCAGCCTTGACTATGAGCCGCTTAGCCTTGGTCTCTACCATCCGCAACTGCGGAAGATGGGTAGAAGGATTACGTAGAATAACCTCAGCTTTAGCTGCCGTTACTGGCACTAATAGCCTCCCATTTTACCAATATCTCAAGGGGCTTACCCCCGATACCGGTAAGTTCCAATCCCTGAGTTGGCTTGACTGTGGTGTATTCCAGAACCAATTCAATGGCTTTTAAGTTGCCTTTCTCCGCCATCTGGACAAGGGCAGCGGCTATCATTTCTTCTTTGGTACTAACGCCATTAGCAGATTTCTTTGCTAGTTCGGCCCTAATACAAGAGAGTAGGCAATCAGCCTTCTTTTTTGCCCCCTTTGGGTTGCCCGATACTCCCGGAACCCAATTAGGATTACCGCGCTTTGCTTTAGGGATATTATCAATGGGATTGTTGTGCATAATTTTAGTTCAACCTACTTCTTTTTAGTATCAGGCTTTGATGTAAGCCATTGCCAGAGTAGACCGGCAGCAACGAAAATCATACCACTAATAAAACCGAGTAGTAATTTCTCCATATATTCATTCCTCTTAACTCGTTCCGATGCCTCAGGGTGAATTAGCGGGCGAGGGGTTACTCCTTCTCCCCTCGCCCTATTTCCGAAAAGGAGGAGATAAGCAGCCGCCGGTGGGCAAGACCAGCAAGCAATAAAAGACATAACACATAATAAGAGTAAATGTCAACTACCATTATCTTCCTGTCAGGCTGGGTAAGTTTCAATCCACGCCCCCGCATGAGTAAAAATATATTTTCCGGACCTATTGACATTGTGCCAATTATGTGCTATGCTGATAGCAGAAATAAAGAAGGAGGAAGAAAGAGGAGTGTGCCGCAGAATACAACAACAGAAAACCTCTAGGGTACGTAGAACCTGTTAGTTAATTCCCTGGCAATTCCCCGTTAATGAAAAACTAGCGGGGAATAACGAAGGAGTTAAACAGATTATGAACAAGAAAGAACGCAACAGGATACTCTACGATTTTGCCATGAGCCACGACACGCTAAGTCAGGAAGACATTGCCTTCGTGTTTGGCATTTCCCGCTCCAGGGTGTCCCGCATCATGGCGAGAGAGAAGAAAAGGAGGGATAAAACACATGAGATTAGACAAGGCAATCAGGCGTAAGGGGTTTTGGCATTGGATGCTCGTGCCATTCACCCTGAGACCAGGGCGGTTAATTGCCCGATGGATATATTGGAGGAGTGCAAAATGAGAATTAAAGACATGCCACTGACGCCTAGAAAGAGCTTACCCCGAACGAGAATCTGCCTCCGGTGCGGATACCGGGGCGAGGATGTCCATTCTTACTGGATTTTCACCTCCGAAGGAAGGGAACGGATGATGCTCTGTGATTCCGTGGAAGATTGTAATAAAAGAAAATATGGAGAAGTGGAAGATTGTAATAGGAGGGCTAAATGACACAAAAAACTAAGGCAGACTATAATGCGAACTTTGAGGACTTTAATAACTGGGCATTAAAACATGGCTGGCTCTTAGTCATCAAGCGACCAGCTTATTTATATAGAGAAGATAATACCCCAGATGATAACAGGTACCTTTTCGCGACACCAGCTGGGCAACGCTTCTCAGTTAGTGTGGATGATAAAGGTTTAATCCGAAGCATGAATTTTTAGAAAGGAGGTGTAATACCTTGAAACTGGAAATCAAGGACAGAGATGGCGATGTTATTGAGCGCCGGATGCTTACCATCGTGACCTTTGAGACAGAAGGCGTCTCTGAGTGGTTACCTAAAATCCTTCACTGCCAAGCTAACGGCATCCCCCTGAATGCCACCATCAGTTCAGAGCAAACAATAATGGATGACATCGGAATAACAAAATCTTAAAAGAAAGGAGGAGATAAGCAGCTAACCGAATCTTACCTGAGGCATAATTTAAGGGGCGGGTTCAAACCCGCCCCAAGGGAGGTAGCTAAGACAAGATGAAACAATCAGATACTAATAATATACCCAAAGAAAACCAGATTGTCAAATCCACACACGACTTCGGCTACGGAGAAGTGCCCGCTCATAAACACCCGAATGGGGGAGGATGGGTCGCCGATACCGCCAAGGTTGACGCAAATTCACGGGTGACAGACAATTCAGTGGTGACAGGCAATTCAGTGGTGACAGGCAATTCAGTGGTGACAGGCAATTCATGGGTGGTAGGCAATTCACGAGTGGACAATTCACAGGTGACAGGCAATTCACGAGTGGACAATTCACGGGTGACAGACAATTCAGTGGTGGTAGGCAATTCACAGGTGACAGGCAATTCATGGTTGACAGGCAATTCA